CTTGATTGATCTGGATCATCCCAACTATCAGTTTGTGGCAGCACGACTGCTTCTCTTTGCTCTGCGTAAGCAACTGTATGGAAAGATGAGAGAACTACCTCATCTTGAGGATCACATCATGAGTTGCACAAATATTGATGTGTATGATAAGGAAATCTTCGATAAATATTCAAAGGAAGAAATTGAAAAAGCAAACTCCTACATTGATCATGGGCGTGATTTCCTTTTCACTTACGCCGGTCTTCGCCAAGTAGTTGACAAGTATCTAGTACAGGACAGAAGTGGTGGTGGAGTTTATGAAACTCCGCAGTTCATGTATATCATGATCGCTCTGACCATCTTCCAAGAATATCCTAAAGACACAAGGATGGAGTATGTCAGACGATACTACAACGCAATCAGCAAGCACAGAATCAACATTCCCACACCTATCATGGCAGGAGTGCGAACTCCACTTCGACAATTTGCTAGCTGTGTTCTTGTTGATGTTGATGACACCCTCGATAGCATCTTTAGTTCTGATATGGCTATCGGCAGATATGTTGCACAAAGGGCGGGCATCGGTATCAACGCAGGTCGAATCCGTGGCATCAACAGTAAAATCAGAGGTGGAGAAGTCCAGCACACTGGCGTTGTTCCGTTTCTCAAGAAGTTTGAATCA